GATATCAGAACCCACGATGTTGTCACCTTGTCCGTATGAGGATTGTAAATGCGCGAGCAAATCTGGCTCCTCGTCTGGGTCTGCGCTACCAGTCAAGCGCAATAGCCACACATACATATTTACATTTGTGACATCAATAACGATACCTATCCACTTCTCAAGAGGACATATTTTGAGTGCAAGATCTTGAAACTCTGACAGTCTAGCAGAGTCGATAACAGCCGGCTCTGTGATGTCGTATCTGTCTCCAGAAATATAGATAAAGTGTGGCCATGTATCCGAGTCTGTAGGAGTCTCGTATATCTTCAAAACCTCCTCAAGATCAGAGTAGTTACCACACTCCATATGAGACTCGCCACACTCATTATCTGTGTCTCCACACTCGACGAGCAGGTCAGGAGCGATTGAGGAAATCTTATTGACCAGCGGGTTACCCTGTACACCGCCACCGATTAGACTGCTAGGGTCGTAATATTTGGTATCCTCAAGATCATCAACCGCCAAGATATCCCATTCGACATACCCAGCTGATGTAGCATCGCAACGAAATAAAATATCGTTGCCATCGGAGGTAAAGTAGAATGAAAAATGCTGCCAATCGGTCGAAGAGGTGCCCTGAAAAAATACAATATTCGATGTCGCTGTGATCACCTGCGGGGCCCAAGTGCTATCACCTCTGGCTACACCGTGAACGTGATAGCGCCTACCAACTGTGAGAGTCAGCAACTGCCTGGCACCAGGGAAAGATGCAGTATTGTAGGCAGTCCTCAGACACTGTGTACCTTCATACGGTGTAGTCGTTTGCTTAGACAGGGTAGCAGATGCAACAGCTGTCCAAGCAGTTGTCCCGGCCGCCTCCATATCTCCGTCGGTGAGCTCGTTATCCCAATAGAAAGCATCATGGACGTAGACGTCAAAACCCTCTGCTCTTAGATCTGTTTCGATCCTGTTGGGTGATTGTCCGTCTACAGGCTTCCAGGCACGCTCCAGGCGCTCTCGCCTAGTGAAGTCTAGGCTACCTACTGTTATGGCTTTCCAGTTAACTGAGCCAGGCGCAGCCACTCCAGTCCAAGTGATACCGTCAGGACTCGTCATTATTCGATTAGTACCTGTGTCAGCAACAGCAACAAACAGCTCGAGTATATCGCTACGAGTAACAGATCTCCATGTTGTGTCCTCTGACGCAGTCCTTGAGGTCCATGTGATTCCATCGTCAGAAGTAAGAACCTTGTTGATACCTCCACCAGCCGATACCACAGCGACAAATCTGCTCAAAAGATCACTCGCTGTGATATCAGTAAACTGATTAGATGGAGTAGCGTAACCTGTCCAGGTAATCCCGTCAGGACTAGTCATCACCCGATTAGTAAGATTTGATCCTACAGCAGCAAATAAACCGAGTGCCTCGCATCTTGTAACCGCTTGCCATCCACTCGCGTCAGACTGCACAGCAGCTGTCCATGTGATTCCATCGTCGGAGTATGCGACACCTTGAGTGCTTGACAATGCAGACACCGCAACAAAACGGCCTAGTTTTTCACTGCAAGTGATTCCTCGCCAAATCACTCCGGTCTCTGGCAACGTTCGCTCTGTCCACGTCACACCGTCAGGGCTTGTTATGAGCTCTACTGTTCCGCTCCTTGCGATAGCAGCAAATAGTCCTAATGCCTCGCACCAGGTAATATCTGACCACTGGCTCTCTGGGACTGTAATCTGTGTCCAAGTGATGCCGTCAGAGCTGGTCATCAGTCTATCTGTACCGCTGTCAGAAACAGCAACAAATAGATCAAGTGATGCGGAGTGTGCAACACTTTCCCAGGTCAATGCAGGCACTGTGCGTTGTGTCCAGGTTGTACCGTCTGGGCTAGTCATACCACGGTCAGCACCAAGATCACCTAGTGCGACAAATAGCTGATCGTCTTGACTACCTCGGATACCAAATTGATCTTCCCAGGTGACGATCTCGCGAGTTGTGTCAGGGAATGCATCTAGCAAAACCTTGTCTACAAAATCGCGGATATCTTGAGGAAACTCTGACAGACCTTGGATAAACTTGCGCCAAGTTTTGTCTATGATCAGCCGAAACGGTTTCCCGCGAGGGAAAAGGTGTCTTATTGTGTTAAAAAGTGACATCAAATTTATCCGCGATTATGGCCGCACCGATAGCAACTCCGACGAGTAAAACAAGCAGCATCGGCCAAAGTTTTTTTATGATTTCGGCAACTGTTAAGTGTGGTGATTGGCCTGGGTCATCCTGGGACAAGCTTCGTCTGATCTCGCTGATTTGATCGGTGTTTTTTGCAGTCTGCTTTTTTATTTCACCGAAGTCATCTTTGAGATGCTCAACGTTACTTTCGATGCTCCCTATGCTGCGTTGTATATCACCCAACGCTCTTTCAGTATAGCTCATCTCCATAGCTCCCATTTTTACCTACGTAAACGTAACAACGCCCACTTTCGCTTTCTCCCCCTCAGTTAGTGATCGAATAGTAATCTGGCTTCCAAGCTCGCTGACGATAGCATCTTGGAAAACGCCACCGGCCCCGCTTACTATGTCAGCCACTGTGCCAAGAACTTCTGATTGTTGCACGCGGTCTCTTCTCGGCGGAACATCTAAACCGCTTATATAGGGCTCCCTATTCTCAAAATATTGTGTGATTGCAGTCCTTATATTTGCCTGCACCTCAACTAGATCATCTACCTGGCTAACGCCTACCACCTCTACATCAAACGCAGTGCGAGTGATTGGTAAAACATTGACCAACGCACTGACTGGGCGACGCGTAGCGATACCCTCTTCGTCGAGCTCGATGTTTTGGGCCACAGCATTGAGCTGTGCGTCTGTCGGGATTCCATCTGTCTCTGTCTCGCTCTCAACGTAAACGTCTACTGAGCCAGGGACTGTGCCAGTGTACGGGTAGATGTTGGCGATGCCCTCTGTCTCATCTCCCCAAATGCGATAGTCGGCATATGCTCCGCCCTGTGGTCGCGCTTGGAATGCATCCTTGATGCGCTGGCGGTATGATGATGTTGTCTCTTCGTCGGCAGCTGTTACCACGATTGCAGTGACCGCGGTTGAGCGCTGGACGTCTCCGAGCGGGTTGACAAAGTTGACTACCTGGCCGACCTGTAAATTACCGATCTCGCCTGAGCCATCACCGCCACTTTGATCAGATGCCGCTCTGATGTTGACTGACACCGTTGCAGCGGTGAGAGCAACTGACCCAATGGTAAGATAGGTTACTCCGTTGTCATCGCTCAAAAGCTGGGTTCCGGCCGGCAGAGAGCCAACCTGGTTTATCACCTGGATCTCAACTGTGAGCTCGGCCCGTGTGGCTGCCGTTTGAGGAGAGACGCCAATCAAATCACCCCAGGCTCTGAGCGGATTGAAAGTTTTGCCGAAAACGGTTGTGTCTTCGTTAGATGCCGTGTCTACAAACAACTGTAAAAAGATGTACATCGAGTATTTGTAGAGCAGTATGAACACGCCAGCGAACACTTTAGCAAGTACGCGGTTTAATGCTTTTGGCAACAGCGGTATGGTCTGATTCAGGGAAGCCTCGAGCTGTGCAACTATCGTGTCTTTGACTTCTGCGATGGTTGGTGGTTGTAGTGCCATTTTATCTCCTCATTGCCTCCCAGTTGACCGAGTACGTAGACGATTCTTTTTGGCCCTCGGCCTCGTATGTGATCGTGATTTCGCAAAAGTCAGGACTGGTGATCCTGGCGTCACTCGTCAGGTTCGACACAGAGTCACTCATCCACGCCAGGTCTCGCAAGTTTGCCTCTTCGAGTAGTCTCAGATTTGATGATGTGCTTGGCAGACTGGCTATGATGTTTTGCGTTTCACTTCTTAGTTTTTTCTGTGGATCGGTCTCGGCGAAGTTGCCCCAGTATTGCAGGTGAGAGGTTGACTCATCACCAGCATCATCGTCATTACCGCCGAATAGCGACAGATAGATCGCAGACTCATAACCGCAAGTCATCTGGGTTATGCCATCGTTGACATTGATGTCCCCATCGTCGTTGGTTTGGAAGATATAGATATCTCCGGCTTGTTCATTGATCGGGCTGCTCATTGTGCATCCACCTTGTCTTGACCGGCTACTACTACGACATTGCCAGCTATCGTGCCAGTTCCTCCACCGGTCAAAGCACCTTCGCAACTCATTAGTGTTGAGTCTCCATCTCTTATTACTGCTAGATTATCAGCAAATACAAGATTTGTAGTTGGATCCAATGTTGCCGGCTCTGTGGTTGCCACTGAGCCTGAGACAAAACCAGCTGCATTGCCTCCGCTAAAACTAAAACTGAGTTGTCCTCGGTGTACTGGCAATCCAACTGCGTTGACTTTCTGCGACAGAGAATCAGTGGTGATGGCAAATATACCACCACTGATCAGAGATCCATCTGCGTGCTCAAGTTCCCCGGCACTATTCATTACAAAGCTCAAAATTAAACACCTCTTGATTTAATCTTTTAGCTGCTATTTCACAATATTTTTCATCAATTTCAATACCAATTGCTTTACGCCCAAGATTTTTTGCAGCAACAAGAGTTGAACCTGAACCCATAAACGGATCTAATATTGTCTTTCCAGTGTTTGATCCAATCAATGCAGTTATTAACTCTATAGGCTTTTCATTTGGATGTATCAATTTATTTGGATTAATTTTTGGAACACGAATAACATCTGTTGGTCGTTTGGTGAATTTATGTTCCTTTCCAGGATAAAAAGCACATCCTTCCCACTGTCTACCGTATTCGTGTTTTAAATCACCCATAGAATGACAGCATTTATCCCAAACGATAAACGATTTTGGCATTTTTATTTCAATTAGATTGTTCCATCTGCAAAATATAAACATTGCACTTTTGTATTTAATATCGAAAACAAAAGAAGGAAATTCCTTATCGAATGATATTTTATCAAATCTAAGTCTATCAGTCCGCCAGGCGGACTGATAATCAATACCATAAGGTGGATCTGCTATTACTAAATCAACAGTATCGATGTTTGGAAAAATATCACGACAATCACCATGATAAATAATACTTCCAGAATTTTCATAATATGGTTTCATGGCCTCACCGTAAGGTTTCCGTTTACATCCATCGTGCCATCACTGCCCATCTCGATATATCCGTTGTCGTTTTTTATCAAAATCGTCCCATCGCTTTTGAGCCACAACTCACAAATCTGTTTTCCGTCAGCGTCGCGAGCGTATCGCCTAACTTCTCCGTTTGCGGCTGTGCCTTCGTTTACCGGGTCGATATATCCGACAGTAATATAGTTCTCGGCGCCAGGGACTTTGACCATCACAGCCAAATCTTTGGCGTACGGCGGTGAGTCCTCGCCTGGGCCCTGAGTGTGTGTAGATGTCAAGTTTGCTCCACCACCAGGATCGACCTTGGCGTTCTCTATCTTTTCGCCCTCCTCCTCCTCGCGCATCCATTCGATAACCTCGCCGATCAAGTTGTCCATGGCATAGCCTCCGGTATCTGGCCAGAAAACGCGCCTGGCAAAGTTAGAGTGAGTCTAGCTGTCTGACTTTTGGCATCCTTGATCAACTCGACAGTGCGAATCAAAAACTCATAAGAAGAATAAATTTGATGGTTTGGATAAAAGAGCTTTAGTGTCGTGTTTGGCTCCCAAAGCTTGCCGCTTGGATCTCTCCACGTATCAAGCAGCGCGGTGTACTGCACTGAGTTGCCGAACATACGACCAATGCGCGCATCAGTAGATACTTTTGGATCTGCTTTTTTGCCATCTGAAATCACAAACACACTTGGCCGCACTATACCTGATTTGTAAAGATGAGGATTTTTTACAGTGTACTGAGAGCCGCGAGAGCCTGGCCTGCGCTGCTTTAGTCCTGTGACATCTGAGTAGTACTGCCGTGGAGAGTAAGACGGTGTAACGTTTATCAGAGGCGTGTTTCCTTGGGCCAAAGAAACAACCGGTGAACCTGGCTCTACAGACTGCCAAAAAAGCAAGTTGGACTGTGGGCTATTGGTCACAATCAACCCACGTTGCTTGGCCAAGTCTGCAAGAAACGTCAACACAGCCTGAGTCGGCCGCGCTGCAACTTTTTTAAATATGGCGCCAGGGTCGGCCTCAAACAAAACACCGAATCCCCATGGCTCCATCATTTTCTCAGAGATTTGTTTCAGGGTCTGGCCGCGGAATTCCAGCGGGTAAGCGCTCGGCGGCATCGTGCAGTCACCGAGTACGCCAACTCGAGAGTAGCAGCTCATCGTGATCGATGTTGATGTCTGAGTCTCTCTTGTCATCGGTGTGAGCATTGTGCCAGTAAAAACCAAATCATCACCGATGTTGACATCGACATCTTTAAACGAAAATGGCTCGAAACTCTCTCGCTGCTTTAGATCGTCTGGCTCGAACGGGGCCGCAAAATCAACCGTGTCAATGATGTCGATAGACCTGCGGATCCGGATTTGAGTAAAGTAACGAAATCGCTCCCGGTCGATGGAAAGTTGGACCTCGTCTTCATTGTCAGTAGCAAACGTCTTTGGTGCAGTTGACAGGCCAGGTATCGGCGGGATCTTTAGCACTGAGCCAACAGGTATTGGCTCTACAATTCCAGGGTTAGCAGCACGTATAGACCCGGCTAGCTTGTCGTCACCAAGCTTCTTACGGGCAACAAGATCGAAGGTGTCTCCGACTATGGTCTTATACGTAGTAGACAATCTCTTTGCCTTTCGGTAGCTCGATAATCTCATCGCCAGTGAGACTGTTGTTTTCGATTATCGCGTCCAGCGTAGCGTCTCCGACATCTTGATAGAGCTCTGCAGCAACATCGATAATGGTCCTTGCTCGGTCAAGTTTGTAAACCCGCTCTTGCTTGAGGGTGAAAGATACGTCAATCAGAAAACCGGTGATGATGGCAACAGCTTTTTGTAGCTGCTGGTATCCCTCGCCTGTGTCTGTGTTTCCGAGCGTAGAAAATGTAGTATCACCGATAGACTCATAATTGGTGTCTTGCCACTCGGTGGTTTGGTCCCACAGATCAAGCACCTCGTCGGCTGCCTCTATCGCATCTGTGGAGTTCTCAAACTCATTGAACACAACCGAAATTATTTGACCTGTCACCGCGCCAGTCACAAACAGATTGTTTAAGTGAAACGCGTTTGGCGACTGAGAGTCATTGCCAGGGCCAAACCCTGGGTTACCCGGTGAGCCAGGGCCGTCAAAAACCGGAGTGGCAATTGCGTCAGGGCCGCTGAAAATATCGCCAGCTAGATTTTTGTATGCCTCTAGTCTGTCTTTGATCAGGCTTAGGGCCCGACCTGGAGCACCAAGCAAAATTTTAGTCTGGAACGCTAAAGTAAGAGGATCAGCGACAAGTACATCGATACCGGCGTTGATGGAATCCACCACATCATCGAACTGGTTTGAGATTTTCTGCTGTTTTTCCGAGATCACCCTCAGAACGTTGCTAGCCTTTTTGACCAGTGCGTCATACTTGTCTTTAAACGCTGCCAATTCTGACGCGCTATCAATGTCTACCTGTCCGGCAAACTGCTCAGCACTGGCCAAGTCGAAAGCCTCTATCGCGGCCAGAGTCGCACTCTGTGGATCTCCCTCTGTTGTCGGGTAGATAATACCGATGGTTTTAAACCAAGTGACGTCAAAAATAACCTGGTTTGCGTTGTTGACAAGATTGTCCGTGCGGCGCCACCGGCCGAATGGGACAACGTCAATCACACCATATCGTGGGTGCTCAAGTTTGCCAACTCCGCGTTCGCGGATCATGGCCTCAAAGATGTCAGCTAGTAGGTCGCAATTATTACCAGAGAAAAACATCCTCAGCGGGAATACCCTAGAACTCGTCCCTTTGTGCTGGACGTAGGTACCGTCTGCGTCTGCAAACTCAAAAGCGCTTGTTTTGTTGCGGCCATTGACCGAGACGTTTTCATACTCGTACTCAATCTCTTCACCGCTTGGAGATTTGTAGCTGGCCTTTTTTAGTCTAGTCGACCAGCCTGGCTCTACCTCTGTTGTGCCACCGAAACCAACCGCCTGCTTTAGATCGTCGATAAAACCCATTATGCTGTAGCTCCGGTCTGAATCAAAATTCCTGGCCCCAGGGATCCTTCTGTTACCTCTGCCTCTAGATCTTCAGGAAGTTTCAGTGTCAATGTGGTTTTGCTCTCCGACTCGCTACGAGTAGTTGATTCTGATGAGATAAGCTTTGTCTGTTCGCCCTCATAAAGCGCTGTGTTTTCGTCGCTGACATCGCTTGGTAATGGTGCAAGTCCTTCGCCCTCCTGCTTGGCCACGTTGCGCCTTGCTTCGTTCCATAGGTCGCCAAAAGTTTTGTCCCAAATAGCATTGCCGGTATCTCCAAAAAACTCTTTGATAGGCTCAAACATATCCGCTATCCAGTCAGTTACAGGCTCGAGCAATTCTTTGATTTGTTCAACGGCCCACTCGACCGATTTAACAACACCTTCCCAAAGCTCTTCGAAAAATGTGCCTATAGGTTCCCACACAATCCTGATGGCCTCGACCAGCGTCTTGAAAAATGTCTCTATGGGTTCCCAGTTGTCCTTGACCTTGTTTGCCAGCTTGGCGATGCCCCAAATAGCGGCAGTCAAAGGAGCTATTGAAAACACAATTGCTTTAATCAAATATGGCATCTTATCGAAAAACTTAGCGACCTCTTCAGACCAGTGTATCAGTGCTATAAAGCCTGCTATTAGGGTAGCTACAGCCACAATTATGAGGCCAATTGGATTAGCTGCCATCAATGCGTTAACAACACCTAGGACGCCGATAACGAGCTTCAAAACTGAATGAAGTGCAAAGAAAATTGCCACACCTTTGGCGATGCGTTTTGTCCATTTCCAGATCGAGGCGAAGTTGTCGATGATCATATTCAACCACTCGCCGATCTTGGACACTATCAGTCTTTCGTTTGCGCGTACCCAATCGGTAAATCTATCTACAACGTTTTTGATGCCCTTATCTTCGAGTTTAAACAAAGAAATTATAAATCCCTCTACTGCCGAATTTAATGAATTAAGAGATCCTCTTGTAGTGTTGCGCATGACACTTGCCATCTCTTTAGCAGCCCCTTGGGCCGCGTACATTTTCTTTCTGAAATCTTCTAATTTTTGCTCGCCTGTAGCTAACAAGACGTTGGCACCTTGTAACGCAATTGCTCCAAAAATATCTTTGACGATACCAGCTCTTTTGGCCTTTCCCATACCGTCAAGTTTTTCATTTAGCATTCCGATTATTCTGATCGGATCTTTCATGTTGCCGGTAGATTTATCAATCACACCGCCTTTGCCAAATAGCTTCTCTAGCGCTGCGGCTGCTGCTGCGGGAGGTGCTTGCAACCTAGTAAAAACGTTCTTTAGAGTTGTACCCGCTGCTTCACCCTTTTTACCTGCACCGGCCATTATACCGGTCATAGCGGCAAAAGTCTCAATATCAAATCCAGCTTGTTCGACAATTGATCCGCCAGCTTTGATTGCCTCGAACATATCCTCCATTGTCATGTTTGCTGACGTTGTAGCTTTCACCATTACATCGTTTACATGAGCAAGGTTTTTGCCGCGTTCTATAGCATCATCAGACATCATATTAAAAGCGCCGAGAGTATCTGTGGCCATATCGGTGGCCTCTGCAAGCCCAACACCACTGGCCGTTGCCAAATCTACAACCCCAGGGAGAGCCGCAATAGCCTGCTTAGAATTGAATCCAGCCATGGCCAGGAAATTCAGAGCCTCGGCCGATTGGGTTGCACTGAACTCAGTCGACGCACCAGTTTTTCTTGCCGCATCCTCAAGCTCTTTGAACGCTTCTGATCCTTTGCGAATATTGCCAGGAAACTTGACAGCAGCATTTACAATATTTTGCTCAAAGTCAGCTCCCATTCCAATCACCTTAGCAGTAGCCACACCAAACGCTGTCATAGCGGCAGCAGCAGCCATAAAACCTTTTTTGATACCACTGGCCACCTTGTCACTAACGCGGCTCACACGCTCAAGATTGCGCCTTGCTGCGCGCGTAAAACGACCGACAACGCGTTGCATCCGACTAACCGGGCGGCTAATCCGATCAATCGCGCGGAACACGGTATCAATAAAAGTTGTCTGGCTACTGGCCATCTCCTCGAGTCCTCTTTTTTAGTAATGGTCTAATACCGTCATAAAACCAACGAATTTCGCCCTCGGTCAACGTCCGTGGATCTGGCAAGGACCGATATTCAAAACAAATCTGACGCACCATCTCTCCGAGCACCATCAGACGATTGTTGTTTTTGACTACCGTGTCCATGCCGTCCCTCACAAGTGGAATGTCGACCTCTATCCGAAAAAAAGCGCCCAAAGGGCCATGCAAAGGTTGATATATTTTGGGTGCATTTTACCAAAATCAGAAACTGGGCGACTGCACCAGCTACCGATAGCGGCATACACCTTTGTGATCTCACGATCTTTTTTCTTTGAGTCCATCTCCATCGGAGAAAACCCGCCGGGCTCCTTGAACTTCACGTCTCCCAAATTCGAGTGTACTACTGGAAGCATTTTTTCATGATCAATCGAGACGCTTCCCTCAATCAAACCGTCAATCACCAAGTCGCAAAAACCGTCTGTGTCTCGCTGGTCGACATCGTACTCAAACGACAAACGGAATTCCCAATGCTCGGCCATCCTTGAAAACTCTTCGATGGCTTGCTCTTTGGGAAGCTTTGGCTCTTTCTCTTTGATATTAAGTTTGTATTTCATTGTTGTCTCCCTAGTAAAAGCGCGCCGCCTTACGGGGCTAGGGAGAACCCCAGCGGCGCACAATTTATCCCTATTGCTGTGTCATCGTCTGCTCGCCCGCAAGGTTGAGGGCTGCAGTCGTGTTTGTGTTGTTGTACTGGACTTCTCCAGTAATCTGCCCAGTACCCTGATACACTGCTCCGCTGGCATACGTCACAGCGACTGGAAAATATCGCTGACCGTCTGCAAGCGCCTGGAGAAACTCATGGTCATTGTTGTCGTCATTGATATCAACATTGATACCAGTCAACGACCACGGCACACGAGTTTTGAGCATCCGTGCAGTACCGTTGCCATTTGGAGCAACTTCGTTTTCGAAGCCACCCAACTTTCGCTGAGTATCAGCATCAGCAGCAACGGAAAAAGAGCGGCCATCCAGGCTAATTTCTTCAATTGGTCCACCTGTACTCATTTTGTGGCCTCCTTAAACCGCTGTTGGGGTTCCGAAATAGAATCCCCAGTTGTTAGTGATTGATTTGATTCTGGTGTTGCCAGAATTCTGATCCGTCAAGGAAATATCCAGCCTGTCACCGTTTGTCGGGCTGATCGTTGCGGTGATGGTTGTTTTCGCCCTTTCGAGACCGGAAATAATGGACTGGGCCGCAAGACCGTCAAGCATACTGGCAATGGCCGCAACAGCGTCTTTTGGCTTCCTGGCCGCCGGGTTGATCACTGCCTGATCATCCGGGACCAGCGGTGCTCCGTCCCACTCCTCAGTCTCAAAAATGAGTTTGAGGTTAAAGCTTTTTTGTTGCAACCGAACAATCTGAGCAACAAACCGGTATGGCGGCAATGGGTCACCACTCGGGTGATAGTACGTCACGATGTCTGAGAGGTTTACGATACCGTCCTTGACAGTGATTGTTGAGCTACCTCCCTTGACAGCCTGGTCACGCTGTGTGTGTGTCCACTGCGCAGAGTCAAGCCCAGGAGTAAGACCGGTCGCTTTCTGTGAACCGTAGTCCCTGGCAGGGTTGTCGTTTGCTACCACAGCGATACGGGCAAGCTGTCTGGCCGCGATTACACAAGGTAAATCGTTGGAGCCAGGTGAAACCAGCTGGCAATTTACGCGGTCTGTTTTCCGCGCATCTGGAACAGCGATCGCGGTTGTTACGCTGCTCTCATTTGTACCTGAAAACGCGATTGCCATTTTGGCCACAAGCGGTTGCCACCGGCCTTCGCCCCAAGTCTCTAGATCATCAAGGATGTCTGTGTCAGTGCTTTCGAAACAGTTAAGAATCAGGCTCTCCCAAACATCGCCAATCTGATCGATTGCGGTGCTGATGTCTGGATTGACTAACCCACCTGTCGGTTGCACGATGGTAAATGTGTTACCAGCGGTTGTGCTGCCGACAACTTCAACAAAAATATCGTTTGCGCTGGTTCCCTCCCACTTTGATGTCAAGTTGACAACAGTGGTTCCGTCAGCAGCGGTAACCGGCATGTTTACGTTTGCGTTGATAGCCGCTGTCATTGCCGCGGTTACATCTGCGACAACGTCACCAACGCTAATCACAAAAGCCGCAGAATCAATGTTGTTGATCCTGACAACGTACTCAGCCGCAACTGTCGGC